GCCGGCTTTTATATTAATTATGAAATTGAGACCAAATACAATGGATAAAGTGCAAGTTATTCGACTCACCACTGGCGAAGAAGTTATAGCATTCGCCGAAAAAGTAAAAAGCGGCTATAAGATAGATAAGCCCGGACTGATTGTTCCTACAGAAAATGGAGTAGGAATTATGGTTTGGATGCCTTATACTGTTATGCAAGAAAAAGAAACCATATTGAATGAAAACGTTATTGCGTTTGTAACTCAAGCGGTTTCTGGTTTGGAAGAACAGTATCGTAAAATTAATTCCACAATTGATTTACCACCTGAAAAGAAGCTCATTCTGTGATGTACAATAATCTCTTATTGTGATATAATAGTATTATTAGTTATGGAGATTTACTTTGAGCTTTTACACTTGTCTAAATAGATATGGCAATCAGATTCTTTATCGCGGTTATAACGAATCTGGTCGTCGTGTCATTAAAAAAATAAAATTCAATCCAACTCTTTTTGTACCAACCAATAAGGAAGAAGGTTGGCAAAGTATCGATGGTACAAATCTTGCACCAATAAACTTTCCTTCAATGAAGGATGCTAGAGAATTTTGCGATCTCTATAAAGGTGTTGAAGATTTTAAGATATATGGTACAACAAACTATATCCACCAATGCATTACGGATATGTTTCCAAATGAAATTGAATTCAATCCTAATTTTGTCAACGTTGCAACTATTGATATTGAGGTTGCATCGGACGACGGCTTTCCATTTCCAGAAGAAGCGGCACAGCCAATCATTTCTATTACAATTAGAAATAATATCGATAAAGTTTTCTACGTTTGGGGTCTAGGCGACTTTGACGTTGACAAATCTATTTTTGCTGATCAGCATACTGTAAAATATATTCATTGCAAAGATGAAAAAGAATTAATTACTTCTTTTATTAGTTGGTGGTCCAAAGAAGAAAACACTCCAGACATTGTGACTGGTTGGAACTCTAGACTATTTGATATACCATATATCATAAACAGAATCAATCGTGTGTTTGGTGAAGATACTTCTAAAAAACTTTCGCCTTGGAATATGATTAATTATCGACAGATTGCTATAAAAGGTAAACAACTCGATACTTACGAAATTTATGGCGTTCAACAGATGGATTATCTAGACTTATTTCAAAAGTTTGGATATTCTTATGGTGCACAAGAATCTTATAAATTAGATCATATTGCTCACGTTGTACTCGGTGAAAACAAACTTGACTATTCAGAATATGGTGCCCTCCATAATCTCTATAAACACGATCATCAAAAGTTTATTGATTATAATATTAAAGACGTTGAAATAGTAGAACGCCTTGAAGAAAAGATGGGCCTTGTTGTTCTTGCTATGACTATAGCATATAAAGGTGGCGTGAATTATGGTGATACATTTGGAACAACTGCAATATGGGATTCTATTATTTATCGTGAACTCAATCGCAAAAAGGTAGTTCCACCACCAAATGACGATAAATTCAAAGCATCGTATCCCGGCGGTTATGTAAAAGATCCTCATGTTGGTTTGCATAACTGGGTTGTATCATTCGACTTAAACTCTCTTTATCCAAACATTATTGTTCAAAACAATATGTCACCTGAAACTCTTGTATCAGAAGTTCATACATCAGGCGTAGATCATTATCTAAACAGTGATACTAATGTAACTAGCGATTATGCAGTTGCCGCCAATGGATCTTGTTATCGAAAAGATCAGCGTGGCGTATTACCCTCAATTGTTATTAAGTATTATGATGAGCGTAAGCAAGTCAAAAAAGAAATGCTTGAAGCAAAGCAAGAATATGAAAAGAATCCTTCACCAAAACTTGATCGCCAAATTAATCAACTTGAAAATAGACAAATGGCAATCAAGATTCTATTGAATTCACTTTATGGTGCAATTGGTAATGCGTACTTTCGTTATTTTGATATACGTGTTGCTGAAGGTATTACCTTATCTGGCCAGCTCGCAATACGCTGGGCTGAAAAAGCTTTGAATCAAGCAATGAATAAAATACTAAAAACAGGAGATAAAGATTATGTTATTGCTATCGATACTGATTCCTTGTATGTTGATTTCGGACCCTTGGTTGATAAGTTTGCTCCGAACGATCCCATTAAGTTTCTTGATCAAATATGTTCTGAACACTTCGAGCCCGTATTCGATCGAGCATATGAATCTTTATCGACAAAACTAAATTCATTCGAAAATCGTATGGTAATGGCTCGTGAAGTCATTGCAGATCGCGGTATATGGACTGCAAAGAAACGTTACATATTGAATGTGTATGATAACGAAGGTGTCAGATATGCTCAACCAAAACTAAAGATTATGGGTATTGAAGCAATTAAATCAAGTACTCCATCAGCGTGTCGTACAGCACTAAAAGAATTATTCAAAGTAATTGTTTCAGGTTCAGAATCAAATACACAAAAAGCTATTCAAGATTTCAAATCGCATTTCACAACATTACCGCCAGAAGATATTTCATTTCCGCGGGGTGTGAATGACGTAACAAAATGGAAAGATAGACAAAACGTTTATAAGAAAGGTACGCCAATTCATGTGCGCGGTGCTATATTATATAACCAACAATTGAAAGATAAAGCTCTTGAAAAAAGATTTGAACAAATTCAAAACGGCGAGAAAATTAAGTTTTGTTATCTTAAGTTGCCTAACCCTATAAAAGAAAATGTAATTGCTTTTCCCACGTTTCTGCCGCCTGAGCTTGGGTTAAATAAGTATGTTGATTATGATAAACAATTCGAAAAAACTTTTCTTGACGTAATTACTCCAATACTTGACGCAATTGGTTGGAATGCTGAAGAGGTAAATACTCTTGAATCTTTCTTTGTTTGATTGTACATCTTCGCGAATTTGTTGTATAATATATTTTATTTGGAGGAAATATGGCTAGTAAATGGGTAAATGATATTAACACTATGCACCGTAAGTATGGTGTACACCAATGGGTTGCAAATAAACTTGTTACCAAAGATAAAGAATCTCTTCAAAAATTTCTAGAATTTCGCCTTGGTTTTATTAATGAAGAATTACAAGAAACGATAAAGGCATGTAATGAAGCTGATCCAGAAGAAATTGTCGATGGTTTAATTGATATTTGTGTTGTTGCTATTGGTACTCTTGATGCTTTTGGAGTTGACGCTGATAAAGCATGGGATCAAGTTCAAAAAGCAAATATGAAAAAAGAAGTTGGTGTAAAAGAAAGCAGACCAAATCCATTAGGTCTACCTGATTTAGTAAAGCCGAGAGGATGGGAAGCACCGGAGCACAAATCTAATCATGGCTATTTCCGCAACACTTTTTAATTCGATATTTGATAATAAGACTCACCGCAGTTTATCCTTGAAAGACTTTGATGCTTTCAAGGATTTGCTATTTAAACTTTCTGAAATAGAAAGAAAAGATAAAAAGTCTGCTCAACTAATATCCCCAGCTACTTACGTTCCTCATACAACTCGTGCAAATAAGAATGTAATTAGCTGGGGTGGTTGGGCAGCAGTTGATGTTGATGATTTTGATTGTACAATGGAGAATTTATATGACAAGTTACTTGATAGGATTCCTGATTGGAAGTTCATTTGTTATAGTACTGCGAGCAGCACACTTGATCGACCAAAGTTCAGATTGGTCTTTGATCTTAACAAACATGTTGAAGTTGATAAAATTAAACACTTCTGGTTCGCACTCAATTCCGAACTTGAGTCAATGGGAGATCGACAAACTAAAGACTTATCCAGAATGTATTACATCCCTGCGAAGTACGCTGGTAGTAATAACTTCATATTCTTTCATCCTGGCTCTCGGATTGATATATCTGCTTTACTCGCAAAGCACCCTTATTTAGAAAAGCGTAGTGGTAATACTTTATTTGATTCACTACCAGAAGAAATGCAAGAAAAAATTATTGCACACCGTAAAGAACAAATGGATAACACAAACATTTCATGGAACTCTTATACCGATTGTCCATTTGTTAATAAAAAATTGATTGCTGAATATAAAACAATCACTGAAACTGGTTGGTATCATAAGATGTATCAAATTATGGTATCAATTGCAGCAAATGCTGTGAAACAAAAATATCCAATTACTACTGCAGAAATCGTTCAGCTTTGTAAAGAACTCGATCTTGAAACTGGTAATTGGTATAATAATCGACCACTTGATAAGGAAGCAAATCGAGCAATCGAATTTGTTTATACTAATTTATGATTTCTATAACAGACACAATTAATACACACACTTATACAGTTGACCAATGGTTACTTGATGAATTAGAAAAACATTGGAGCTATGGTTCTTATAGTAAACGAGAAAATGTAGATGCATTAGCACTTGAACTTACTTTAAAGCATCAAGGTAAAATTACAACTTTACCAAAAGTTGAAAGCGAAAAATACCAATGGCGCCATGATTGGGCTTATACACCAGAAATTCTAATTGATTTGAAACGCAAACCAAATAAATATCGAAATATTAGTTTGCCACCTCCTGGCAAATATGGAAATGGTTGCAAAATGATTGAATCATATAATATGGGACAACTTACTCATATTGTAGGATTTTCTCAAAACATAGAAACTGATTATAAAATTGGAGATGTTCTTAAATTTAAGTTTTTAGGAATATTGCCTCTTAAAGAAGCAATACACTTTTCAACTAACAAAATCGTATGTAGACTTTTATCTCCAGACCATTTACAAAATGAAGAAGATATTGTATAATAATATAGTTAACAAAGGAAATTCGCAATGAAAGAATCACTTAAAGTTTTACAAGAATGTGCTGAAATCCAAGCTAAGAAAAGTAATGATTATCAAAATCCAAATTCGCGTATAGTTCAAGCAGATTATTATCCACGTGGTGTTGCATCGATTATGGATATTATCCATGCCAAAACTCTTCGTCTTTGGTCTGTTCTCGAAGCTATGGAAAATGATCCAACATATCAGCCCAATTTTGAATCAATGGAAGACTCATTCAAAGATCTAATTAATTATGCATCCTTCGGTGTGGCATATACCCGTGGCAAGATCCCTGGACAAGATCCAAATAAGGATTTTCTTAATAGATCTAAGGGTTCCAGTGCACCACCAACCAGTGAGCTCTCAGACACACCATAAGTTATTGATTCTATTGGCCTTTGCTCGTAACAATTTGTTACAATTTAAATTCGTATATAAATCAATAACTTAGAGCCACATTCGCGTAAGTTATTGATTCTAAAGGAAAAAATAAATTGTACATTCTCAGCTACTTATAGTAGAATATACCTATATTGTGATGATTTGGAGTATGCTTAGTGGCTATTGAAAAGATTGAATTTGGTCAATCTCATAATTTGCGAGATTTTTATTATGAAGATAAAAATTATTTTAAAGTTGGATCTTTGAATCATGTTGAATGTTATGCTTCATACGAAGAAACAGACATTACAGTTTGTTTTACTACAATCAAAAATCATAGATGTGGACATACAGTAGCTGAATTTCAACTCAACAAACCATCTGAAATTTGGAGAGGAAAAGAAACTCATCGCAATGAAGATGTTTATGAAGTTGGTATGTCAATAGTAAATAAAAAATTTCA